AGCCAGCGAATGAAATGCGCCCAACGCCGGTACCTTCGGGGCCGGCGGGGAGGCATTTTGATCCGGGGGGACTAATAGTCCCCCGAATTGCCCCGGATTGGTCTGTGATCAATCCGGTTCGCCCCATTTATGAACATAAGTGGGGGGGAGTCTCTCTCAAAGGGAGAGGCTTGGCTCTGAAGTGGCGACGCCATTTCAAATCGTTCCTGTCACGTGATCTTCACATGCAGGGACCCACCGCCGAGATTTTATCCCGGCGGCCCAAAAATGACCTTATCAAGGTCATTCGCAACCTAGAGTGTCTTCTAGACAACTGGTTGTTATTTGATAGAACTTTGTTCCATCAAAAGCATCCTGATGGGAAACTCATCAGGAGAGTGGTTTCAACAACGTTGAAACTTTCCACTTATTCGATCGAAGATCAAATAAGTCACTGGAAGGAATTTTGTTCCTTCCTAGTAACACTGAAGTCAATGGCTTCAGTGGAAAAGCATGTTGATTTAACCAACAATGCTTATAAGTGGCTGTTAACAACAGCCACTTTTCTGCGATTCATCAAAGATGATTCGCATAAGGCTGCAAGACAACTTGCACACCTTATCTCTTCCCGGAACTTAGCTCCAGGAGGAGAATCCGCTCGACGCAAAGCGATCGAGAAGTTTAAATCACTAGTTACTAGTGATTTTACTGTTTCTCAAACTATGCTTGAGAAAACGGACCTCGCAGTTCGTAGAATCGCGGGGATATGCACTCATGCCAAAGGCACGAGTGAATTACGTAACGGACACTGTTCGTTAACGTCATCTGGTGCATTAAATGTACCAGTAAGCATGGGCGGCAAAGCCGCCGATGCTATAATCGACATCAAACGCTTCCTCAATGAGGACGGTGGTGCCGAAACACGCGACTACCCTTGGGGTAGTCGTTACTACCCTGCCAATCGAAAACGATGGCAGGCCTGGGGCCGGGCGGAATTTCCGTCTGACCTGGAATTTCTCGGTGTCATAGAGACCGAGATGCAATCCGGACGCCAGATACTGGCGGGGATAGGAGACCATACTGGTAGTATGGTCTATACCGTAGCATACGAAATGTATGCAAGGGCTAGAGAATCGGGTAACCCGATTCCCGTTCGCCAGGCCTCCGTTGGAGAGCCTGGTGGTAAGGTCCGTGTTGTTACAACCGGACATTGGTGGTTGACTGTTATACAGCAACCATTAGCGCATATGCTCAACGAGCATATAAGCTACCACCCATCCGCTAATAGCGTGATGTTGCGAGCGGACCAGGCATGGCATGCCCTCCGCGGGTTTTCTCGGCTTTCAGTCGAGAAAACGGGAGACGGAATATCCGTCTTGAGTAGTGATTTGAAATCCGCTACTGATGCAATTCCCTTCTCAACGAGTAGGGTCCTGCTGAAGGGTTTCATAGAAGCCCTCGGTCACAGCCAATGGCTGTGGCTCGTCGACTTAGTCGACGAGAGGAACATCTTCACTGAAGATGGAGACATGATCCTCTTAAAAAGAGGAATCATGATGGGAGAGCCTTTATCAAAGACTATCCTAGTTCTTCTGACACTAAGTGCAGAAGAAATAGCTTATTCCGAGGAACTCGGAGTAAGTTTGAGACGGGAAGGCCCAACCGAGAATCTCGGCTGGCGCGCCTTCCACGTCGGTGGGGACGACCACTTAGCGGTCGGCCCAAAAAGTTATCTTCACAGGATAACTTCAAATCAGAAGGCCTTAGGCTCTCTGATATCTCCCGAAAAGCATCGCATTTCGGAACACCTAGTGGTCTACACGGAACGTGTTCTCCACTTTACCGGGAAGGTTATAAACCAACCCGTAGAAGAAGTTATTCGGAATCCGAATAACTCGATTTTCGTAGATTCTGTGAAACTACGATTACTATCGCCTTTTACAAAGGCGCTAGAGGCCGTTAACGAC